AGGAATGTTTGGAGAGTTCCACTAAATCTCGCATCATTCCCCTATAATCTTCATCTGAGAACTTTGGCATCTCCCACCTCCTTTCTATAAAACCATAGTCTCGTACCATCCAGTTTAATACACTTATCGGACAGCAGTTCCTCAGTTGCAAGCCTAACTCCCTCATGGTCTAAGTCATGCCCACAGAAAGCACCATCGTACTTCAGTTTGGGCATCCACCTTAGAATATCTGCCTTAACCTCCTCATAACTGTGGTCGGCATCAAGGAATATAAAGTCCAGTGTCTCATCCTCTACGATAAGGCTGGCTTCCTTTGAAGTCATTATCATCGGTTTGAGAATATCCCATAGACCAAGGATTTGCATATTATTCCTGAAGATATGAAAAACATCCTCTTTCGTAGCTATTTGTAGTGTGTCAGCATTACCATTCCCCTTCCAATCGTCAACGCATATCAAAGTTCCACCAGTCTCAATCAACTGCTCAGCAATAGCCTTAGCCGAACACCCCTTCCAAGAACCTATCTCAAGGGCTTTCATATCCCTCTTATCTATATGCTTGACAAACATTCCAAGTCTCTCCCTCTCTTCCAATGTCAGCATATCAGCAATATCGAGACCTCTTGAATCAACTCCCATATATCATACTCCCGTAGGTCTCAAGGTTATGGTAATCAAGGGCATCTGTCCTGGTCATAACGATTCCATAGGCATAGTCGGCATAGTCCATCTCTCTCTTATGCCCCTTCTCAGTAACTTCTTTATCAAACTCGGTCATAGGAAACGGGCAGGCATAGCAGTACCCGACTGCCGATGGCCCTATCTTATTCACAAAGTCTACCGTCTGGCTTATCGTTGAGTGACTTTCTCCCGGCATGCCGATAATGAAGCTGCACTGGCTACGGATATGTGCCTTATTAGTCATTACGATAGCCCTCTCAATCTCAGCAAGGGTAATGCCCTTCTTCATGGCATCAAGCATTGACTGGCATCCACTCTCTATCCCGAAAAAGATATTCCAAACTCCCGCTTCCTTCGCTTTATCAAGGAACTTCTGGGTAAACAACTTCTCATTGACACGGCAGCAAATCTTGAAACACATGGTCTGGTTAAGTTCCTCTGAGATAATCCTGTCAAAGATTTCCTCCGCCCATTCATGGTTAAGGTTAAAGGTATCATCCTGAAAGAACATCTCCTTTATTCCGTAATGCCGATGCAGGAAACAGACCTCATCCATCACCAGTTTGGGACTCCTGTACCTTACTTTCTTACCCCAGAATATAGGAGTATTACAGAAGATACATTCAAACGGACACCCCCTTGAGTCCATCTTAGCCATAGACGGGGAGGCACCCACCGGACTTATACCAGAAAACCTGCTCATATCAACCAGACTATAGTCCAGCATGGGAATGCCATCCATGCTCTCTACCCTTCTCTTGGAGCCAAGTATCTCCAACCACCTGTTCTCTCCCTCCCCTGTTACCAGCTCATCGTACTCTCCATCAAAGACAGGAGCATGTGGCCCACCGACTACAATCTTAACTGGATACTTCCTGGCTATCTTTGTCACTTCCCTTGCCGACTTTACCTGAAATGTATTGACCGTTATTCCAAGTATGTCTGGTTTCTCAGATGCGAAATAAGAGTCCAAGTCCACGTCATCAATATCCAGGTGCATAACTTTAACTATATGCCCCTCATTTTGTGCCACAGTGCCTAACGTAAGTAGTGCCACCGAAGGCGACTCTGCCCACCGATGCTCCCAATTTAATCTAGGTTGTACAAGCAATATTCTCAAAGAACTTTCCACCTATCTGATTAGTCAAGTTTTCTACTTGTTTGCGTAATAATCTTACCTCTTTACGCAATTTGCATTTACCGCATAAGGTATTGTAGAGATAATGATTAGCAGTTGAGATGAGTTCAAGATTACTCTCGTCATTATGACTCGGTATTCCATCAAGATGATGTACTCTTTCAGACCTTGCAAGACATCTGTTAAGTTTTCTTGCCATAACTAGACGGTGTTCTAGCACATAGCCACCATGATTAGTCATAGAAACAAATGGGTCATCTTTATCTAATAGAACTAACACGTAACCCTTCTTTGATAATGTTCTCCCACCTTTCCAATTCGGATTGTTTTGCTTAGTTTGATTACGGTTTTTGCTATTATTAGCACAAGTAATACATCTCGTGTATAGTGCTTCATTGTCACGACATACAACCCATCGTTCCTTGCCGCAATCTGTACAAGTTGCCCATATCAATTTATTTCTACCTTTAGTTTTCTTTAGTTCACCTAGTGTTGGCATAACACACCTCCTAATGTATTATACCACATAATCCATTACCAAACAATGAGGCCAGTTCATTTTTGGCTGTATTAAAAGTATCTTACTCATTATGCATATTCCACAGCCCAAGAAGAATATTATCCTTAAAGACCAGCCCATCCGAAGAGTTTTCAAAAAGACGGATATATTCCCCATCCTTGAATGATGAGTGGGTGAATTTAGTTCTTGTCATCTTAACAGGATTTTTAGAACTTTCAGGGAGGCATACATCCATGTAGTCACTTATTACCATGTGATTAGCCCATCCCCACTCTTTAACGTATGGTAGGGTAATTTTACTTCCTTATGGTCAGGGTCCATCTTGTAGAAAGGATTGACAGGGGTGGAGAATAGACATACTCCATGAACGCCTACCCTCTGAGCCTCCACCAGCACCCTATCTGCATCCTTCACATGCTCAAGCAACTCACTCATCCAGACGAATCCGAACTCCTTGTCCTTGAACTTGAGATTGTGAGCATCCATCCTCTTGACCCCAGGGCCGTTCTTGGTATCTATCCCCACATATTCCCCAAGGTGCTCAAGGTGAGGGCGGTAAGGTTGAGTTACCCCACATCCTATATCCAGTACCTTTCTTGGTATGCAGTTACCAGGTAAGAATCCAAGTCTCCACTGCTGCACACCCTCAAGGGATTTCGGCCCCTTTATCCTTTTCTCAATATCCTTCAGTACAGGAGGCCAGTATTCCGAGTAGACGACATCGTTACCATACTCCAGTGCCTTATGCCTTGCCTTCTCGCATTGTTCCAGTATTGTGCCATTCTTCTTGGCCTGATATGCCTCCTCCAGCTTCTCGACAGCTTCATTTACATCACACTCAAACTGCCATGATGCTTGTCCAGTCCATGTGGGTATGAGGTTCTCGACAAACCAGCCACCACCCATGAGTTCTGTCTGAGCAGTGCACTTGGTCGTGATAATTGGAGTTCCGCATGATTGAGATTCAATCAGAGGTATTCCAAAACCTTCCCCTTTACTCAGTAGGAGGAAGACGTCCATCGCATTGTAAGCCCTCACCATCGCTTCAGGCTCTATTCCTATGGTCATTGAAGGCTTTGAGGGAACAAAGGTATAATCCTCCATCCCTAAGTTTACTCTCAGTGCGGCTAGATTAAGTCCTCTATCGCAAACAGGGTCGGTATGCATGTAATAAACTATCTCTCCCGGGTGCATATCGTTTAGCTTCTTTACGGCTTTCATTGATGTAATCCAGTTCTTTCTCTCTCCATGATTGGTTCCCACGGTGCCGATAACGAACTTGTCCTTCCAGTTGAACCCCTCCCTTGTCTTTTTCCTGTCCTCAATATCTGGAGAGTAAAGACTGGTATCAACACTGTGAGGTATGTAATAAGACTCAATACCCTTTTCCTTGAGCTTCTCCTGGCCGAACCTGGACATAGCTATAGGTTTGACAATGTTAGGACTTTCTTTCAAAGTTCTGACAACGGCATCAGGGCACGGGTCATGGTCTACTGGCATCCACGGAACCCAGTTCATCCTTACATCCAGACCCCTCAATACCCAAGCGTCAACCAGTGATAGATAGATGTCAGCTTTGAAGTAGTCATAGAACATATGGGCATCGGTCTGACCCCAGTCCCTCGGATTGTTCGGAAAGATGGGTATTCCTAACCAGTCTATCTGAGAACCTTCCAATCCGTAGAAGGCGAAGATGGCTACCTCATGCCCCATCTTCTTGAGTTGATGCGTGGCAATAGCCGTCTGTATCCCGTAACCAGTCTGGCAAAATGGACTATTTGAACTCCAGAGAACTCTCACAAATACCTCCTTTTATTACCTGTTTTCTAGGAGGGGGAGTCATAACTCTCCCCCTCCAACCCTGGTCTAGTTTAGCGGTCGTCACACAGGCGAGCTGCAAGGACAGCCTGAAGTGTCTTCACGCCTACGAGTTGGTCAATGGACATGTAGTTAGTCTTGTTTAACTGAATATATCCATAGACCACCCTACAGGACACGTCCTTGTAGTTCAGTACAGCAGCCTCAACACCACCCAGAGGCGGGGTTAGAGGTGCAGTCACCAGGGCAAAGGCGTTCTTGTGGAAGGCCAGGTTTGCCCTATGAGTACCCTGGAAGGTGACGACTGCCGTGGAACCCTGGGCTATTTCAGCTCCAATTGCAGGATCCCAAGAGATTGGGGCTGAACCACCGCTATCTGCCGTAGAGTTCTTAGCGACCACGAACCACTGGTCGTAGCCAGTAACTTTGAACACATCGTCCGCCAGGATGGTGCCCGAAGCGGTGATGGACTCTACCGTGCCAGCAGTCGAACCAGCGAGCCAGCTTGCTGTACCACTGGTGAAACCCGAAGCATCAGCAATCGGCTGGGTATGGGTTCTTATCCTCTGATCCATCCAGGTATCAAAGCCCATAATCCGGCCCATCTCGGCGTTGCGTAGTGCCCTACCACCGTCAGCACTCTTTTCCGCATTGACGATAGAAGTGTTGTACATGAAACCCGACTTGGTGATTGGGTGAAGTACAAGCCTTCTGTTGTCCATCGGAACCTGCTTGTAGGACATTATGCCCTCAAGGTCAGCAAGGTCGGCGAGCAGTGGTGTTGCCGATACTGACTGATGCACATAAACATCTCTATAGAGGTCAGCGAGCAGAGAGTCCACCGTAGCCGCATGAGCTATCATGGCAGGCTGAATGAACTGCTCCGAGAAGTCCACTACTCGAAGAGACAAATCCTGACTTGATACCTCCCATGACACGTCAAGATGAGTGTCAAGTACCACGTTCACGCTGGACTCAGTTACGACATTCATGTGCATAGATGTACCGGCTACGACAGCCGAAGCGGTGAATGACGTAGGTTTCCGTATCGTTACGGTTGACCCGACTTTCTGGTATTCCTTTGAGTAGTCACGATGTACCAGCCCTGCCAGTACGACATTATCTTCTAGCACCATCAGGGCTTCCTTCGCAACTATCTGTGGGGTTATATAAGTAGCCATGTTTTCCTCCTAGGTATATTAACTACCCAGAAGACCAAGTGCGGTTATCTTCTTTTCTGCCGACTGTTATACCATTGTGCATACTGTTCAATAGGCATTTCAGCCAGTTCCTCCGCAGTCGGTTCTCCTGCACCCCCAGTAGACTTACCAGAATCAGGTAATGTGACAGTAACTGCTGGTTGTCCCATACCTGCTTTAAGCAGTCGGGCCAGTCCCTCCATCTTTTCCGGGGAGCCATCCGTCAAGTCAACAAGTTTCTGTGCATCCACACCCTTGTACTCAGGTTTAGAAGCAATATCCATAGCTCCCTTGAAGCTCTTATAGGACTTGAGTTCTTCAAGGTCGGTAAGAAACTGGTTCCTCTCCTGTTCAAAGGATGCCTGTTGTGCCTCAAGTGCCCTAACCGATTCCTTATGTGCCTGTCTAGCCTGCCACAGACTAAGAGCATCCGGGTTATCTCTTATTCCTTCGAGTTCTCCCCATGCTTTTTCCTCTTCAATCTCGGCAAGTCTCTTGGCGTAGGAGTCGGCTTTGGCCTTGGCATCCCCGATAGCCTTAACAGATGTCTCATTAGCCTTTGTGAGTTGGGCTATCGTCTTGTCAAGTTTAGAATGTCTCTCCTCTACCTGTTCCTTGGTAAAGACCTCTGGTTGTGTCGAAGGCTTTGACT